GTTTAGAGATAACATGCCCGTCAATCATATGTTTAATATAAATTGTGTTTGGGGATATCTTAATCTTTACTACCTGGATGAATTATACCTCTGGCATAAGGAAAACTTCGCAGAAAATAGATTAGGAGACCCAGTTGAACTAATTTTCCAAAAATGTTTAGGTACATACAGTTTGGATTGGGTAAGTTCGAACACTATGAATGTGCTTGTAAATAAGTTCAGTAAATATCCTGAAATATCCAACTTACTTGCAATGTTAGATGTAGAAGAAAAACCTCATACAAAGTTTTGGGATATTGTAAGACGTACAGACAATATTCGCAATCTTGATTTTTGTAAATTGTGTCCGGAATGGAGTAAATTGTTATGAAAATATTGTGTTCAGGAAATCCTAATCACAAAACTGTTGCTAGTGGAGTAATACAAATATACCCAGATGCAGATTTTGCAAGTACAAGCACAGGGTATGATTTGAGATTCTGGGAGCATGAAAGTGAGACACACTTTAGACAACAGATTGTAAACTATGATACATTTATAAATGCTAGTTTTTTGTGTAAATGGGGACAGCATCAACTACTAGAAATAACTCATGAAGTATGGTCACAACATCATATACGAGGTCATATTTTAAACATTGGCAGTAGTGCAGAACTTAATGGCCCAAGAGATGACATGTCATATCCTGGAAACTATAGTATACAAAAGTCCACTCTTCGCGATCTTAGCCTATACTACAATTTTAAAAACAGTATAAAGTGTTCACACATTATTGTAGGTGGAATAAATGATGGCTTGCCCGGACATGAAAATAATATCAAACCCTTAGAAATAGCAAAAACTATACAGTATGTGCTTGAACACACACGACGTGTTCCACTAACAAGTTTAATCTAACTTTGCTGTAAATTGTGGTAAAAATTTGAAAAACCACAATATATAGTCAAACAAAAAAAGAGAATACCTATTTATGGCGTCAATAAGCATCTATGCTATTATTACTATTGACATGTTAAGCCTAAATAGTAGACTGGCTATGTGCGTAGGACCACTGCTGGTATAACAGAAAGGAGATCCATATGGATATCTTAACAAACATCAAAGGATGGGCGAATGCCCTAACGGAAGTAGCAGTATCGTTACTTGCATTAGGCATTGTACTTGAAGTCTTAGTCGGCGGACAGAACGTTCCATTTTGGCCTGACATTGCTGTAATTAGCAACGTTCAAACTATCATAGCAGGCTTTTCAGCACAAGGCTTAGTAGGTCTTGTAGCAATATGGGTTTTATATCACATTTACAAATCTAAATAGAAATATAGAACTGTTACAATTATTGTAGCAGGGTGTTCCAAGCCGAGTGCCCTGCTATAATTTATTTTATATGTTGTCTTTGTTTGGCTCTATTGAGCCGTTACCAAATAAGTCAACTGCTTTCCAAGATAGATAAATTTTATACTTAGGAATCTTAGGATCTGCATCCTGCATGCCTAACAAGAATACCTTATCTGATGCAATCTTAGCCGACTTAACAAGTTCACTATTTTGTTTATCGCCTTTTTTCCAACGATACTGTCTTATAGTTTTGTATAGTAAGTCGTGAATAATTGCGGCTCTTGCTACATCAAATGGTGCTATTAACCACCACATTGCTCTTGGCACAGATGCTAAATCAGTTACAAATCCATGTGGTACTGTAATAGTTTGGTTCATAACTTTAATTCCTACACCTTTTAGTGCTTTTATATCTTCGGCTGTTAAATCTTCTGTAGTATATGATAAACTTCTACCAAGTACCCATTTTCTAGGTGGATTAAACTCTGCCATTATTTTATTATTAAACTGTCCCATGATATAATACCCTCTCTTGCAAATTTATTTATATGTAGTGGTTTTAATTGACATAATACCCTACTCATGTTATACTGTATTTAACGATAAATACTAAAAAGTAAATGGATATAGTAATGAGAAAACAAACCAGAAGTATATTACAAGAACTTAATTCGGTTGTTCATGAAAGAGATCGTAAACATCTGATTGAAAGTCGTGGAAACAATATTATACAAAGTGCAATAAACTTAATAGAAGAAATTTATCGTAACTACGACGAAGAAACTTCTGGCGATTTAGAACGTAGAATTATTAATAGTATTAAACATAAGGACGGTAGAAAATTTACCCGTGGAATTGATAGAATTAATGAGGTAAGACATGATAATTAAAGAAGGCGGAAATATATTTAAAGATGAGGAAGGTAAGCCAGTTACACAACGTATCAGCCAAGGAGACGTAGATCCTACTCTTGCATGGGTTGAAGCAATAACAGGCATACCTCATAAAGATTTTAAACTAGGATCAACTGGTATCAGAAGTACTAGTGGCGACATGGACATTGCAGTTAATCAAGCAGAAGTAGATAAGCAAGAATTGTATAATAAGTTGGCGGCATGGGCAAAACAAAATCATCCTGAAGATGATGTTAGAAAATGGGTAGCAAAGTCAGGTATCAGTGTACATTTTAAAACTCCTATCAACGGAGATCCAAGTCAAGGATATGTACAGACAGATCTGATGTTTGGAGATCCTAGTTGGATGAAGTTTGCATTGAAAGGCAGTGGAGATAATACTCCATACAAAGGATCGCACCGTATGATTCTTCTTGCTAGTATTGCAAAAGCACAAGGTATGATGTGGTCACCTACAAAAGGATTAGTTAACAGAGAAACTAAAGAAGTTATTACAAAAGATCCTAATCAAATAGCACAGATGCTTTTAGGTAAAGGTGCAAAGCAACCTGACCTTGATAGTGTAGAAAGTATTATTACAATGATTAAACCTCGTAGCGATTATGAAACACTAGTAGCAGATGCTAGAGATAATTTTGCTAGAGAAGAACTTACGTTACCAGAGAGTAAACAGTTTTACAGAATGATAGAGTTAGCAGGACTATGAGATTTCACCAATTCAATAAGCCGTTATTATTAGAAGCATCTGCACGTATACAACATGCTGAAGATATTATTTTCTTTGAAGGTTCTGCTGGAGCAATGAGAGTTTTAAATAGTCTTAGGAATTTAGAAAAAGGCGGATACTCTGATGTTACAGTTAAGTGGGATGGCAGTCCTGCAATTATATTCGGACGTAATCAGAACGGAGAATTTATACTTACAGACAAAGGCGGCTTTGTAGCAAAAGGTTATGATGGAAAGGCTACTAGTGCAGAAGCATTAGAAGCAATGTTAAAGGCTAGACCTGGCTATGCTAAAGATCCTAAAGGGTATGGACCTTTTGTTGCAAATATGAAAAATGTATTTGCTATGTATGAAAAGGCAGTTCCAAATACTTACGTAGGATTTTTTAAAGGTGATCTATTATACTTTAACACTCCAAAGATTGAAGAAGGAAGTTATGTATTCAAACCACAAATTGTAACATACTCTGTTGATACAAACAGTGAACTAGGAAAAAAAATTAGTGCAAGTAAAACAGGTGTTGTAGTTCATAGTCAAGTTGGGATAGATGGAATAGAAACTAAACCAACTGATACAGATAATTTTATAGGTGATGAAGTACTTGTTTTTCCTCCAGTGACTGTAGAGAAAGCACCACAGGTTCCAAACGCACCTTTAGACAATGCAGAAAGAATTATAAAGAAAGATGCACAAGCAATAGATAGTCTATTAAATAAAAGCACACTAGGAAGTCTACAGATAACAGACTTTGCAGATATACTTTATGCATATACAAACAGTAAAGTAGACACAGGACTTAGTAACCTAGGCGGTGATTTTGCACAATGGTTAGAGACTACACCAAGAGTAAGTAAAAATAAAAAAGTAAAGATAGCACAATACATTCAAGATAACGCACAAGGTTTTAGTAGTCTTTGGGAAGTAGTAAACACTATTATGAAAGTTAAAGATCAAGTCATACAGGATATGGATAGCCAAAGTTCAACAGTTAAACAGAGTATTAATGGTAATACAGGTGGTGAAGGATATGTTCTAGCAAGTCCAAAAGGTTCTATGAAACTAGTACCTAGGGCAACCTTTAGTGCGGCAAACCGAGCAGTAAAACGGTAGGATAAATACGTTTATGAAGTTTAATGAAATAATAAATGAAGACAGACAACAACTCAATGAGTTTATACCTTGGTTTGCGATCGGTGCGGCAGGCATGGGCTATACTGGATACGAAATATATAATAATTTTAAGTTATATAATTTACCTGTTGGAGACCCTAACAAGATAAGTGGCGAGGACTTAACTGCAAGACTTGGCGGTGATGTTGCAACTGCACTTATAGGCGGTGGGTTAATTAAAGGATTACAAGCCGGTATCAAAAGTTATAAAATGTTCAAAAGTAGTAAAGATGCTGTAGCTGCTGCAAAAAATTTAAAGAAAGCAGAAAATGATTTTAAAAAACTAGACAAAAATAGTCCAGACTATGATAAAAATCTTAAAAAACTTAACGATAAAAAAGACCTAGAAAAACTTAAACTAGATACTAATAAAGTTAAAAAGGCAGAATTAAATCTAAAACCTGGTAAACTTAAAACCTTAAGTAAAAATACAAAAGCATTTGGTGTGCCTGCTGCAATTACTCAAACAACTGGTATAGATGATACTGTAACAAAAGCATTTGGTGGCACTGTTGACAAAGATGGCGAAGATAGCAAAGATAGCAAAGGTAGCAAAGACAGTAAGGGTTACGATAGGTATATTTCTTCTTTAAAAAAAGGGATGTCTGCCGCTGATAAAGCCAAATATGGTAATACAGATATTAAGTATGATAGAAACAAAAGTCCTGAAACAAAGGCAGTGTTTGACAAATACTCTGCACTAGGTGCAAAAGGGTTAGACTATAATAAAGATAATAAAATAGTAAAGCCTGATGTAAAAAAAGTAAAGACTGATGTAAAAAAAGTAAAGTCTAATAAAGATATTAAGTATGATAGAAATGCAGATGTTACACAAGGTTCAACTATTTCACAAAAACCAGTAGTAAAGTTTAATCCAGTAAACCAAAAGCCTATTACTAATCCAAATCCTACGACTGTCAAAGACAAAGACACTGGTGGCATTATTAATAAAAATATCGATAAGGATTTTATAGAAAAGAATATGCCAGGTAAAACACTGAATAAAAAAGGTGTTATTGTTAAAAAAGAAGATGTAGTTGAAGACTTTGTGTCCGAAGAAAACAAAACGACAAAGTATCAGTTTTTAAATAATGAACTAGCAGAAGCAAAGTATATGAGAACTGACAGAGATACTATAGGTCGTAGTTCTGATAATATCGCACAAGGTTTCTTTGAACACTTGTTAGTGCTACAACAGATGAGATTTGAGAATCCTACCTGGGCACAGAAATATGCTAAAGATACAATGCGTTACATGAGTTTTAATAATGTTAGAACAGGTGCAACAGATCTACATAACTTAGCAAGTATTGTAAACAACCCTGCTAAGTATGCAAGTAAAATTGGAAACAGTTCAGCAACTATAAACGAACTAGGTTTTAAGAGATACCTTAGAAATATTATTAATGGTAAGTATGTTCCAGGACAGGATCGTGCATTCTTTTTAGCAACACAAAAAAGTTTAGGTATTAAGAATAGTTTACTTAAACAAGCAAGAAGAGTTATGAGTGACTACGGAGTTACTAATAAAAACGAAAGAGCATCTGTAAGTACAAGACTTACAAATAGTTTTAGACAAGATAGTAGATATAGAAGTGACGTATTTAAACCATATGCATCTACTATTAAGAAAAACAAAGTTATGCCACCAGAGAAAAAAGGCATGGGCATTGCAGCAAAGACTGCAATCGGTATGGTCGGTGGTGCAGTTGCTGGATATAAACTAGGACAATGGGCGTCTAGTTAATAAATACATATATAGAAACGCAGTAATGCGTAAATAGAAACGGAGAAAAGAAATGCCAGTAGTAACAAGAGTAGGCGGAACTTCGCATATGACAGTTGGTGTACAACACGAAACAGGTTGTCACTGTTACTTATTAACAGTACAAAATGCTTCAAACAGTGCGATTGATCTTAGAGCTGAAGATGATGCAGTTAACGAAACTGTAGAAGCAATAATAATGGATCTTAATCCATTAGCATATTTTATAACAAATTCTAATGCAGGAACAGTAATGTTAATTATGGATAAACAGTTTAATGACCATGCTGATTTACAGACACGCATTAGACGAATAGGTATAGACTCAGGTGCAACAACAACTAGTATTGGACCAAACGATGTTGATATCAGTGGATCAGATGTATTACCAGTTAGAGCATTAGGTGCATTAACAACTGAAGGTGTAATGGCATTTACTGGTGCAACTTAATAGTTTGCAATAAATAACATTAATAGCATTTTACATTAAATGCAAAATTTTTAGAAGGAAAATAAAATGGCAGAATTAACAACTACAAACGTTGGCAATACTTTTAATAGTGGAGCCCAATTTCATCTTACAAAAGCAGCAAAGACAAATATGACTCAGGCTGAATTAGATGCAATGTTAAGATTTATTTCATTGACTACAACAGTTGTTGGAGTGGGTGATGATACAGCAGGTGGATTTAACGCAGGTGCTTCAGATGCAGTTCACATTATAACAGAAGGCGGAGTTGCTCCAGCAGCGGCTTCAAACTTTGGTGTAGGCAGTACTGGAATAACAACTACTGTTGTTTCACTATTTAATAACTTAAATCAAGGTTAGTAATTTTACAAATACTTTTTAAAAAGCACACATTCAAGTGTGCTTTTTTATTGACTTTTAGATAAATAATTGTAAGAACTTTAAAAGTTCTCAATTAACAGGAGATAAAGAAGATGGCAAGTTTAACAAGAGTACATCCTACAACTGCACCAATTAATGTAGAAACAATAGGTCAACCATTACAAATATTCACAATTGATTATATTAATGCAGTGAATGCTGGAAATGGCCCAGAAGGCGTACAAGCACTAGTACAAAATGCAATAATGGCTACTGCTACTATAGTAGTAAATGGACCACTAGGTAATTCAAATACTGAGCAAACTTTCGTAACAGAAGGTTCTGATTCAATAGTAGTTGGAACATTACAAACTGCAATTAGAGCATTAGGCACAACTGCTGGAGACACATCAGTTGACGTATCTACAGCAACAGTAACAGCAAAGACATTTACTGTAGCAGTGTAATATTCTTAAAAAAATATTTAAAAGGATCAGTTTATTACTGGTCCTTTTTTTATGACTGTAAATACATTTATGTTAGAGCAGTATAAAGAGATATGGTGTCTTATGACACTAGTGGATATAACAAAAACTAGTGATATCAAAGGTGCTGGTAAAACAAGAAATCAGCAACGCAATTTTGAAACACTACAACAAGCAGTTGGCATACTGTCACAAACTTGGAGTTTAGGTCCTCCTAAGTCTTGGAAGTTAGATCAAATCCACAGACAGTTAAAAGATGTATCAGTAACATTTGGAAAACAACATGACTTTACACAAGAAATGGGCATGGATCTAACTGTTTGGAGTTGGAGATTTGGTATTGAACACAATGATGTTTTTGGATATAGAGGTGAAGCGTTACTTGATCAATTAAATAAAATACCTATCATAACTGGTTTAAATGAAAATGCAGAAATAACTGTTCCTGTGTTTGATACAGATTACGATAGCGATAGGCGTAATGTACTGTTAATATGCGAAACGTTACTATAGATAAATAAAAATGATGCTAATACAAAGGCACAAAAACAGGCACACATAAAACTTAAGGCAATAAGAATAAATCAAGCATCACCTAAAAGAGGTGAAGAATGTCGATAAAAGACATAGAAAAAGAGAACCTAGAAGCACATGTAGAACTGTGTTCTGAAAGGTACAAGTCATTGCATGATAAACTCGATGCGGTGAATCTTCGCCTAGATAAGCATGAAACAATGCTAGTCGAAGTACATGCCGCTGTCATCTCTACAGAAAAAAATCGCAATAATCAACTAATTGCATGGGGAGCAGGCACGATTGCAGTGCTTGTAAGTACTATTGGTACACTCATGTATATTATCCTAACTTAAAAATTTAATAAATACATATATGTTAATAGAAGAAATTGAAGAAGGTATGGCTTGGGCCAAACGAGGGAACAAAGTAGTTCGTAAGTTTCGTTGTGGCAGTGGTAAACGTAAAGGCAGAGTAGTTAGTTCACCTGCACAATGTTTCGCAGCACCTGATATTAAAAAACGTATGAAGTTAAAGCAGACTAAAGCAAGACTTGGTGCGAGAATGGTGCGTAAAGCAAAGAAGACTAAAAGAGTAAACCCTGCTAGTAAAAGAGTAGCGGCTTTAAACAAGTAAGGTAGTAACATGAAGTATTCAGATATTAAACCAAAGATGATGATTAATGAAGTACAGTATGTATTAAAAAATGTACAAGGTTTTACTGTAACATTAGGAATGGTAGAAGATCCTAATCAAGAAGTTCAACTTAACTTAGCAGACAAAAAAGTTGATATGAGTGGACCAGGCGGAATGGTTACAGTTACAGACGAACTCAGTCCAGCAGAACGTACAAATTTACTACGACGAGCCAAAGGTGCTTTGATCGACGTTCAAGTTAGTAACATGAGATAATGAGATTTTTAGAATTTAAAAAAGGTATTACAGTTGTTATTACCAATGAGGAACAAGATGTACTCGAAATGCTTCGCGACGAAGGCACAGTTAACAAGACAAAAATGTCTGAACGTGAACAAACGATTGCTAATCAATTAGTCAACAAAAATATAATTGTTAGGAAAAAAAGCAATGAGCAAATCACTTATAAACTCCAACCTTCGCAGGCAAGTCTCTAATCTAGTAGATAGTACAGAGTCTGCTACTAAGATAACCAAACTCCCCAACAACAATGTTAAAGTTAACCGTAGATTAGTTTCTAAAATGAGAAACTTATATACTATTAGCGATAGTAAAGAAACTTTTTATTTAAAGAAGTCGGCTATCGGGTATGCACTAACTTTAGAAGATAATAATTACGGAATGGGTTTTACTATTATGCGATTAGATCATAATATTGGAAAATTAACGGAAGATATTGACTGGTACAAGGCTAGTTATGTTAGAACACAAGACACTAACAGAAGAACAACGTTATATAATAGAATAAGTGCGATACAACCTGAATTAGAAACTGCAAGAGAACAGTTGACTAAACATTTAAAATCAATTAAAATAGCATAAATACAATAATAGCCGGATACGACTAAAGGAATAAACAATGCAACTCACAGATTTAATACCAGCACCAGATAGTAAAACAATATCTCAAATAGCAGAAAAAGTTTTTGGTAGAACTATTGATATAACAAAGTTAAATGAAAGCAAGGCTCGTAAGTTACGTGATACATTTGCTAATAGATTAGTTAAATTAGAAAATAAGTTAGGATCTAGTATTGCTAACAACAAAACCTACTTAGAAAACAAGATGTTTTTAGAAACAGTTGACAAGTACATAAGCGAAATTCCAACTTCAATGCAAAGTATGGATAGAGATATGGCATATGAAATTGTTACTGTCGGTGAGAATGATGGAGATTTGTACAAACAACAAATGGTACCGATAATTAGAAACTTGTTGAGAAAAGCAGTTAAAGGAATCTTTGACAACAACAAAGGTATTAAGTTATTAAGATATTTTACAGACAATGTTGTGAAGAAAAATTACAAACAAATGGGTGCAATGAACACAACAGATATTAATGGTGCAACAAGAAACGAAGCAGCAAAGATGATATTAGATAGTATTATGGCAGAGATGAAACTAGGTAACTATGATGATAACGCCAGCATGGGTACAAAAGGATTATTTTATCCACAAGAAGATAAGTTTCCAGCAAACACAAGTGCTACACAAGGAAAGATGATGGGTAGCAATGCAGACGAAGTAATGAAAAACGAAAGTGTTATAGCAGAAGGTGAAGTAGAAGTTGCTGAACATATTATGGCTAGTAAGAATATGGTAGATAAAATTCAAGGTATGCTTGAAGACTTAGGAGAAATGGTCAACGAAGATCTTCCACCATTAACTGACAGTATCCGTGACAACATGGATAGTGCAACTGCAGAAACGTTTAGCGGAATGATGTCAGCAGTACTTTCACAAACACTAGAGGCTATGAGAGTAGCAAGAGAAGGTGCAGATACTGCAAGTAGAGTACTAACAGGCGAAACACCACAAGTAGATAATATGATGGGCGATGAAACAGAAGTTGCTATGGAACCTACAATAGACCAAGAAGAAACTGCAACGGCAGAAGAAGACTTTGGAGCGGCTGAAGAAGCACAAGGCGGAGATGAAGAAGTAGGCAGAGAACGTCGTGCTTAAAAGTTTACTAGAATATATCGAACAAGTATCAGAAGAAACAAATCCTGTTAATACTATATTAGCAGTTTCAGAGTTGATTCGAAAAGATGCTGATAGTGAAGATAGACCTGCAAAAATTAGAATGTTTACTTTTATAAATGATCTAAAAAACGCAGGACTTAATATTAGTTATGAAGGATTAAAAGCATATTATGATGCAAGTCCACAGTTACAAAATGTTATCTCTCAATTCAATGACGAAGAGGTAATATTTTTATCACACAGTGGTGATGACCAAGCAGATATAACTCCAGAGCCTACAGGTGATATTCCGCCTGAGAAGAAAGTTAATCAAATGGCAAAGGCGGCATTAGCCAAAAGAGAAGGTTATACACCGGGAACTAAAATGAAAGGTGGAACTGACCTATATAAATTCTTAGGCAAATCCGATGATGACGATGAAAAATATATACAAAAAATAGAACCACAAGGAAAAAATACTTTGGGACGGGTTCCTTTTGCTAGGCGAACTGTTAATGATGATATTGAACTTAGTGAAAAGTGTTGGGATGGATACCAGAAAAAGGGTATGAAGACAATGTTTGGCAAACGTGTTCCTAATTGTGTTAAAAAAGAAGATATTGAACTTGATTTAGATGAACGTGAACTTAGCAAGCCTGAAAAAAGCAAGATGAAAAAATACGAAAAGAAAGTTCCTAAAGAAGAATTTATAAAAAGATACGGTAAAGACAAAGGTGAGATGGTTTACTACGGCACCTTAACTAACATGGCAAAGGATAATGCATAATGAAGGGCCCAGATTTTAGAAACCTTATTAATAAGATAAACGAAGCAACTATTG